GATTTCTTCGGGGGTTAGTTCCCGGGTGATGGTTTCGCCTGTTTCTGCGTCGTGGAATGTGCCAAGGATGGGGTCGGACATGGTTAGGCCTTTCGGTATCCGTACACGGTGACGGTGCCGCCAGTCATAGTTCCCGACACGGGGTACAAGGTAAAGCCCGTGTGCTGGTTGTTGCTTTCTTCAAGCATGTTCATCATGTAATGCGCCAGGCTTGCTCCGGTTGTGCCTGCCTTGATTGACATACACGCACCGGTAGTTCGTTTCGCTTTGTTGGGTGAATACAAATCAAGGGCACCAGTTGACTGGAGAGTTTCTGCGGCCCACACGTCGTTCCAGCGTGATGTCACAGCCGGGCCGTATCCGTTGACAGTTGCGCTAGTAAAGGTCATGTAGATTCCGCCCATAAAGTAACTTGAGCCCGTAGACAAGTTCAATTGCAAACCGATAGAGCCGCCTACCGACACGGTTGCGTCTGACAACATAATGCGGTAGTTGTCGTAGGTGCTGGAGAAACAGTTGCTGACCGTCAGGCTTGACACCCCGGTGCCAATCGTCGTGCTGGTGACGTACACGAGGCCGCTGTTCGCCAAATAGGTGTTCGTATCCGACGCAGTCAGAACCTCACCCGTAGTAAACGTCTTGATAGCCATACTCAAAATCCTAACTTGTTTTCGTCGAGCTTGCCCAGAGTGCCATTGTTCAGCACCAAATACGCGTTCAAGTCAGCACCTGACACATACAACGTCAAACTGGTCCGGTCAGGAGTGGCCGACAACGAGCCGCCCTCAATGATGCACACATAGGTTTGCCCACGAAACAACACTTTGATTTGCACCCCAATAGGGAACGCACCCAATGTCACTAACGCACTGGCCGACACAAAAAACGACCTAACGCCCGCAGCGTCCGGGTCGTTCATGTTGATGTGCAACGCTGACACCGACAACGTTGGGTCGTCATAGTTGTTGAGATACCAGTTTGCTAGGTCGGTGGCTGCGCCAGTGCTGGGTGACCATGTGTTGACTGTGTAATTGCGGTATGGGGCCGACCCAGTGGCAACGGTTTGCGCCGCATACGCGTCTGGGTCAACCGTGATTTGGGTGAAATAGTTTTGGGCGAGGATGTCAACCGTTATTTGGTCGTACGGTATGCCGGTGCCTGTGTCGCTCAAATAAAACGCGCTGGTTGTCGAGTAATCCTCTATCGGTTGAAAACTCAGCAACGCGGTTTCTATACCGTCTGAAATGCGGCCCCCGAACGTAAACGCCAACTGGTTCAGCCAGTCAGCCCATGACCCAGACACGGTTGCGGCACTGGCCTGCCGTTGCGTGTAGTAACTCATAACTGGGGTTCCGACACCCGCATTGGATTCTGCTTGCGCTTTACCTAACTGCCCATTGGTAGCCAAGGATGAGTCCGCAACATAGGCGGCGGGCATTGCGTACCCGTTGCCTGACGTGCGCGCCAACTTTGCTAACCCGCCCTCAGCTGTGATGGTGAGATAGTCAGCGTTGCCAACATTGTTTGCATACGGGATGCCGTACTGCACTGCCACGTCAGTGATGTACCCGTAGTACGCAGTAAACGGGAACCCGCCAGTAGTGGTTTGCCCTGAAACAGAGATGTGGGCACCGGGCAACAAATCCGTTAACGGTGATGCAAACCCGTTGGGGTAGCGAAACGTCAGCGACAGTCGAGACGCTGTGAAGTTGTCTATTTGGGCTTGTCGGCCTGCCGTAATGGTGACGTTTTGCAGGTTGTCAATAACGGTAAACGTGACCCCGCCGTCGGTGCTGTAAGAGGCCTCAAACTCCCACAACATCAGCCGATGCTCGCTACTCGGATGGGCACTGACCCGTTTTGCCTCATGTAGGCCCGCAATGCGTCAACGGTGGCGTTTGGGTCGCCGCCATGCACGTTGATTGTGACACCGCCCATAGCCCCCATTTTGGACAACGGCACCACAGCTTCCGGCCCCGCCTCACCGATGAGCGCAAGCGTCGGGCTGGTGACAATGCCACCGGCAGCCATTTTTGGCACGTTCAGGCCGCCGCCGCCGGTTTCCTCGTCGCCACCCATACGCCCAATCGAGATGCGCCCAATGCTGGGTATGTCTTTGCCGGGGTTGATGAGGTTGATACCGCGAATGATGATGTTTGCAGTTGTTACCCATGCGTTAGCAACAAACTCAAAAATCGACGCGACACCATTTATGACTGATTTGATGATGTTTCGGAACGTCTCGAACTTTTTGTAGGCCGCCACAACGCCAACAATAAGTAAGGCAATCCCCGCGGCAATAGCGGTGAACGGGTTGAGAGCCATTGCCGCATTGACAGCCATAATTGCAATTGACACGGCACCGATAGCGGCCGCAATGGTTGTAAACAATGTTGGGTTGTCTTGCGCCCATTGAGCGAACTTTTGCAACACTGGCAACGCCTTCTCAACAATCGGTAGCAACGCTGCGCCAATGCTTTCCTTAGTTTCGGCCAAAGAAATACCCAGCCGCTTAAACCCGCCTTCAGCTGTGTTGGCTGCTTCTTGTGCTGCCCCGCCGAACGTACCCCCGAGCGCGTAGAACACTTCGTCAAGTGTTGCGCCGCCCTTAATCATGTCCCGGAGGCTGGGGTCCAGTTTGGCGAGTGCGGCTGTGTTTCCGCCGTACGCTTTAGCCAAAGCGTTAGTTACGGTTTCCAGCGGTTTGCCGGTTGCCGCTGAAATGTCCATTGCTAGCGCAGCGGCCTTTTGTGACTCCTCTAGGTCATAGGTGACGCGAGACAGCGACGCCAACGCCGGGCGCAACTGGTCATCGCTGAAACCCAGCAATTGTCCTTGTTTGCTAATCCAGTCCTCAACTGATTTGACTTGGTCGTCGGTTGCCCCGGTGGAAATACCTAACTGCCTAGCCAGTTCCTTTTGGGCAGCGGCGTCTTCCATTGCGCCCTTGGTGGCGTCAAACAAAGCTGCACCCAACCCGGCCAACGCTGCTGCTGCCGGAACCGCTGCTTTTTTGATTGCAAACTGGGCCTTTTCGCCGGTGGTTTCCAGCTGCTTGAACTCTTTGACGGCCTTTTTGACGCCCGAATCAACGAATTCGGAAATGATGGGGATTGAGATGGCCATTAGCGGGTTTCCTCATTGACGGTGCGCATAACGTCGCGCACTAGACGCTCAAATCCGGCCTCGAGACGGCCCCTGTTGGCTTCTACGGCCTTGGACAGCACACGGGTCTCAGTCGGGGCCACAGTGCCCAGAGAACGGCCCAGAATGTTGTTTGTGCGCCGTCCAGCAGTCTCAAAGATGACCGCGCCCGGGTCGGTCTGCTGAATCAGGATGACGTTGCTGGTTTTACGGCTGGTGTCCACCTTGACCTTGGCACCACGTCGAGCTTTGGCAGCCACATACGGGAACAGGGTGCGGCCCTTGGATTGCCACTGGCGGCTCATGCCCGATAGGGGCATTTCGGGATAGTTGCGCTGCGCCTCGACAATGGCAGGCTGGGCAATGTCTTTGGCGTCACGGTTGAATTGTTTACGCAACTCAGGGTCAATCTTGCGTAGGGCTTTGATTGCGTCTTCAACGCCGACTAGCGAGATGTTGGCTGTGGTTGTCATCGTTTCCTCGCTTGCTCGTTCAAGATAGTAACAACCGTGGCTAGTTCGCGCCCCTCAAACGGTATTTGCGGCGGCCAGTACCCCGTCGCTACCAGCACGGTGGCTAGCGCGTGTATGTACGAGCCTTTCAGGAAGGGTTTTCGGGTTCCTGCCCCACAACCTCGATGGATGCCAGTTTCTTGATGTAATCATCAAACACTGCTGGCACCGGCACGTTGGACTGTTTGCAGGACTCAAACGCCATGAATGCCAAGTCCTCGACACCGATACCGGCAGCCAGTTCGGATGCTTTGCGCTTGAATTTGCGTTCCCATGCGACCACCACGAAAAGGTTGGTGGTGACTGTGTAGTCGTCGCCGTCGTTGGTGGTGACGTGCAGGTTCAGTTGCATTGGTTCTCCCTAGGTTGTGTGTAGGTCAGGTGACGTCGCGGACCCATGTGCCGCCGGTGAACGTGGCGGTAACCATGGCCAGTTCGCCGACGGTGCTGGCGATGGGGGTGAAGTTCTCGAGCATGGCGTTGGTGATGATGTATTCGGGGTTGGTGGCCGACTCTGTGGTGCCAGACGGGCTGATGGTCAGCGTCGTAGTGCCAGTGCCGACGCAGGACGCGAGGATGCCCTCCACTTCGGATGCGCCGTAAGAAAGAAACATTTCCAGCGTCACCTCGACGCTCTGGAGGCCTGAAACAAAACGGTGCCCGGTGTCACCCATGGCGGTGGACTCCAGCGGGTCAACGCCGATGGTCACCGTGACCGACCGGCACTGGTCAGACAGGTCGGTGGTGGTGACGCCCTGCGTGATGTTGACGGTGGCGTTGGAAAGGAATGTGCTGGTGGCCATGGTTGTCCTTTTGCTAGTTGCGCCGTACGGCTACCCGCACGGTGAGGTCATATGTCGGCAGTTCCTGCCCGCCGCCAATAATCATGACAGACGGGCGCAGGTCTGTCACGGCTATTGCACTATTCATGATGGCGTCGGCTTGTGTCAGCAGCCAATCTGACGCGTCCTGATTACCGGGCGGTGGCGCGCAAACACGAATACGCAGCGTGATGTCGCCCACGTTGTATGTAAACGCCTCCACGGTTGGAAGCTCCAAAAAGAACGTCATGGGTCGAGCGTTGCGCGGGTCGGTGACAACCTCGTAGCCAAGGTTCAAGGCCACCAACGCGTTTTCAGTGGCGTTGACCGCGCCCCACAAAATGCCGGTAGCAGCCATTACGCAACCTGCGGACGGCCGACACCCAGCAGCTGCAGGATGCGCCCAAGGGCTGACGGCACCGGGAATGTCCCCATTGAGTCAAACGATGCAAACGAATCAGCAGAGCCGCGTTCCCGGTACAGGAGCGCGGCGTACATGATGGTGCCAAGGGTGACGTCCCCGCCGGGGCTGGTAGTCAAGCTGTCCTGCCCGTACCCAGACTCGACACGGCGACGGTACGCGAACGCGTTGGCGGCCGACACGCACTTGGTTATGAACGCGGTGTCGTTTGCGGTGGCGACAGCGATACCCAGCCATTCCTCCACGTTGGCGTTGGTAATCCATGTGCAGGTTTGCGTCCAAGTGACTGTGCCAGTCGAGGTCAGCACACCCCATTCAACGTCGTCGCCGACGTCGTAGTACAGCAGTTGGTTCTCGACGGGTTGGAGGACGTCGTAGAGCCATTCGCCGGTGTCGGCGTCGGTGCCCAGAAACTTGTATTGGGGGCAAGCCAGCACGGTGTTCACGCCGTCAAAGCCGGTGCCAACCGAGGCAACCGTGATGGATTGCCCCGGCTGGATGTCCGTGCTTGTGAGGGTTTGCACCACGGCGTAGTTGTCGAGCCGTTGCCGTGCGATGACTGTGTAT